CGGCTTTGCCCTTGACCGCCTGCCCCGGCTGTGCTTTTTCTCCGGCAAGCGGCGGGGGCATATCCTCCAGAGCCGCCCCCTTTTCCACGATTGGAAAAGGGCGGGGGAAAAGGTTGACCCACTACATTATATAAAAACGGAGGTTTTCACAATGAAACGACCCCTTGCGTATATCACCGCCGCGTGGAGCGGCGACCCTGTGAGGCGACAGAGCAGGCCGCCAAGTATTGCCGCGCTGTCTATGAGGCGGGCTTTTCGCCCATCTGCCCCACGCTCTATCAGCCCCTTTTCCTGAACGACGCCGTTCCCGAGGAGCATAAGAGCGGCATCGACATGGGCCGTGACCTGCTTCGCCGCTCTCATGTGCTGGTGGTGTGCGGCAGTATCTCCACGGAAAGCATGAAAAACGATGTGGCCGTGGCCCAGCGGCTGGGGATCACGGCAACCACGCTGGACGGCATCCTGACCGTAAAGCGTCAGGGCCGCCGCTGATATGTCATCCCTGTTTGAAGCCTACATAACCAACCTCGGCAAATACAACGAGGGGCGGCTTGTAGGCGAAACGCTGAAATTCCCGGCCACCACGGAGGAGGTGCAGGCCCTTTTGAAGCGCATCGGCGTGGATGGGGTACGGTATGAGGAAATCTTCATTACCTCATTCGACGGTGATGTGCTGGGCCTGTATGACCATTTGGGCGAGTATGAAAGTATTGACGAGCTGAACCATCTGGCCCATGTGCTGTCTGACCTCGACCAGAGCGACATTGAAAAGTTTGAGGCCGTCATTGACAGCGGCGAATACACGGGCAGCGTCCATGACCTGATCAACCTCGCGCAAAATCTGGATTGCTATGACTTCTACCCCGGTATCGACAGCGAGGAGGCGCTGGGCCGGGTCTACATCGAGGAAATGGAAATGCTGGATGTACCGGACAATGTGCTGCCCTACTTCGATTTTGAAGCCTACGGGCGGGACGCACGGATCAACGAGGGCGGCCATTTTGCCCCCGGCGGCTATGTGTTCAATAACGGCGGCAGCTTTGTGGAGCAGTATCACGGGATGGAGGATATTCCCCCGGAGCACCGCATCTTTGCCTATCCCAAGCTGAATATCCGGGAGCAGATGGCGGCGTATCAGGCGGTCATAGACCGTTCGGCGCTGAACGAGGAAAAGCTGCGGCTTCCCACCAGCCGCGAGAACAGATAGGCCGCTTCTGGTCACGGTGGCCAGAGGGCAAAGGAGGTGTAAGCTATCGTCGGAGATGAAGTGTCCCGGCAGACCATCGCCGTCAGCGTCAAGGCGTCCAAGCTGACCGCCCGTGCGCTGGCCTATGTGGTGGCCGCCGTGGGACGGAAGATTGCCAAGGAGCACCGCAAGGCGCAGACGCCCCACGGCAAGCAGAGTGTGCGAAAGCTCATGGGCCACGGTGGGGACATCAACGCTATTGAGGTGGACACGCCCAAGCTGTTCGACAAGGTTGCCCGGAAATGGGGCGTGGACTACGCCATCCGCCGCGTGGGGGATGAAAAATATCTGCTTTTGTTCAAGGCACGGCAGGCCGATGCCATCACAGGCTGCTTTGCCGAGTATTCCCGGTTGGAACTAAAACGGGCGAAGTCCCGGCAGACGCCGATCCGGGAGCAACTCCGGCAGGCGGAGGAACAGGTGAAAAAGCAGCCCCAGCGGGAATTGACAAAGGAGGCGGCGCATGGCGACAGATAAAATCAGGAAGTATGTTCTTCCGAATATCCCGTACCTGTTCATCGGCTGGTTTTGCCTGAAAATCGGCACGGCGTACCGTCTGGCCGCTGGCGCGGGCTTCGGGGAAAAGCTGCTGGGGCTGGGCCAGACCATCGGCACGGCCTTTGCCAGCTTTGCCCCCGGCCTTGCCCCGCTGGATTGGTTTGTCGGCATTGTGGGCGCAGTCGGCTTCCGGTTGCTGATCTACTGCAAGGCGAGAAAAGCAAAGAAATTTCGCCGCGATGCCGAGTATGGCACAGCCCGCTGGGGCAACGAAAAAGACATCAAGCCTTTTGTCGATCCCAAGTTTGAAAACAATATGCTGCTGACCGCCACAGAACGGCTTACCATGAATACCCGCCCGAAAAATCCCGCCAACGCCCGCAACCTCAATTTCTGCGGTATCGGCTCGTCCGGCTCGGGCAAGACCCGCTTTTGGCTCACGCCCCAGCTTTTGCAGGCACATTCTTCCTATGTGGTGGTAGACCCCAAGGGCGGTGTGCTGGGGCAGGTCGGGGCCTTTCTCCAGCGCCGAGGCTATCAGATCAAGGTGTTCAACAGCATAGATTTTTCTAAATCCATGCACTACAACCCTTTATCGTATATCCGCAACGAGGCCGACATCCTGAAATTCGTGAACGCCCTGATCACCAACACCAAGGGCGAGGGCAAGGAGGGCGATCCGTTCTGGACGAAAGCGGAAACGCTTCTGTACTGCGCCCTGATTGCCTATATCATTTTTGAGGGGCCTGCCGAGGATCGGAATATGAATACGCTGGTGGACATGATCTCCGGCATGGAGGTCAAGGAGGATGACGAAAACTATAAAAACGCCGTGGATTATATGTTTGACGGCCTTGCCAAACGCAAACCGGATTGCTTCGCCGTGAAGCAATACCGCAAATTCAAGCTAAGCAGCGGCAAGACCGCAAAAAGTATCCTTATTTCCTGCGGTGCGCGTCTGGCCCCCTTTGACATCCCCCAGCTTCGGGAGATCATGTCCTATGACGAGCTGGAGCTTGACCGCATGGGAGATCGCCGGACGGCTACTTTTTTCTGCATCAGCGACACGGACAGCACCTACAATTTTCTTGTGGCGCTGGCCTTTTCGCAGATGTTCAACCTCCTGTGCGAACGGGCGGACAATGTTCACGGCGGCAGGCTGCCCCATCATGTGCGGGTACTGTGGGACGAGGCGGCCAATACGGGACAGGTGCCCCAGCTTGAAAAGCTGGTGGCCGTCATCCGTTCCCGTGAGATCAGCCTGTGTCTGCTGTATCAGCAGTTGGCCCAGTGCAAGGCCATCTACGACAAGAACGCGGAAACCATCCTCGGCAACATGGATAGTGTGCTGTTCCTCGGCGGACGCGAAAGCTCCACTATCAAGGAAATCTCGGAGAACTGGCTGGGAAAGGCCACCATCTCCATGCAGACCGAGGGGCGCTCCCGTGGGCAGTCCGAAAGCTACAGCCAGAACACGCAGCGGCTGGGCCGGGAGCTGATGACCCCCAGCGAGCTTGCCACCATGCCCGGAGATCGATGCATTTTGCAGCTTCGGGGCCTGCCGCCGTTCTACTCCAAGAAGTACGATTTGAAGCAGCATCCCAACTACAAATACACCGCCGAGGCCGACAAGGTGAAGAACGCTTTTGACCTCAACAGCCTTGTGACGCGGCGGATGGACAAGCTCAACCCCAACGAAACCTATACCGTTTACAAGGTGGACGTGCCGGACGAGGCGCTCACAGGCGAGGACGAGGACATCCTCAACTATGACGATCTCGACGACCCGGATGCCTTTGTATAACCTCTGGTCACGGTGGCCAGAGGATCAGCTGCCGCCAGAAATGGCGGCTTTTTTCATGGCCGGGGCGTTGCCCCCGGAGAAATGGAGGACTTATGCAGTTTTTTGCTTCTGCCGTTACTACCCTGCAAACTCTCGTCGTGGCGCTGGGCGCTGGCCTTGCCGTGTGGGGCGTGGTCAATCTGCTGGAGGGCTACGGCTCGGATAACGCAGCGGCCAAAAGCCAGGGCATCAAGCAGCTCATGGCGGGCGGCGGCATCATCGTGCTGGGCACGACCCTGATCCCTCTGCTGTCTACCCTGTTTTAAGGGTAGCTGCCGATGGGTATTCTCACCGAATGGATCACGGAATGGCTCAAAGGGCTTTTGATCGAGGGCATCATGGGAAACCTCGAGGGGCTGTTTGACACGGTGAATACCCGCGTCGGGGAAATATCCGTACAGGTGGGGACTACCCCGGCGGCATGGAACGCCGGGGTGTTCTCCCTGATACGGCAGCTTTCCGAAACGGTGATATTGCCGATTGCCGGATTGATCCTGACCTTTGTTGCCACCTATGAGCTGATCCAGATGATACTGGAAAAGAACAATATGCACGAGTTCGACGTGGCGAATATCTACAAATGGGTATTCAAAACCACTTGTGCCATCCTGATCCTGTCCAACACGTTCAATATCGTCATGGCAGTCTTTGACGTGTCCCAAAGCGTGATCGCAAGCGCGGCGGGCATCGTCACAGGCGCAACCAACATCACGCCGGATATGCTGGCCGATCTGGAAATGACCCTTGAAATGATGGAGCTTGGCCCTCTGCTGGGCCTGTTCCTGCAATCGTTCCTCATTAAGTTTACCATGCTGGCGCTGAACATTTTTATTTTCGTGATCGTATATGGCCGCATGATCGAGATATATCTGCTGACCAGTTTAGCCCCCATCCCCGTGGCGACGCTCTCTAACCGGGAGCTTGGCGCGATGGGCCAGAATTATCTGCGCTCCCTGTTTGCCGTGGGCTTTCAGGGTATGCTGATCCTTGTCTGCGTTGCCATCTATGCGGTACTCATTCAGGGGATCGCCACAGGCGGAGATCCCATCGGCGCGATTTGGGGCTGTATCGGCTATACGGTGCTTCTGTGCTTCATGCTGATGAAAACCGGGACGATCTCCAAAAGCATCTTCAGCGCCCATTGAGAAAGGAAAGGTGATCTTATCGCTGATACCGCCGCTTCTGGTCACGGTGGCCAGAGGCCGATCCCGGAGGGCCTGCACCTCTCTGACGGCATTGAGGGACTGCGTTCCCTGCCGAAGCATAGCGTGGATATGTTGCTGACCGATCCGCCCTACGGCACGACCCGGAACTTTTGGGATGTGCCGCTGCCGCTCCCGGAACTGTGGGAGGCGGTGAAATGGGCCGTCAAGCCGGAGGGCGCGGTGCTGTTTTTCGCACAATGCCCCTATGACAAGGTGCTGGGCGCGTCCAACCTCGCCATGCTCCGTTATGAGTGGGTATGGTACAAAAGCCGCTGCACGGGTTTTCTCAACGCCCGCCGCGCTCCGCTGAAAAAGACGGAGAACATTCTGGTGTTCTACCAGAAGTCCCCGGCCTACTTTCCGCAGTTTGAACAGGGCAAGCCGTACAAGAAAATTCACCGTTGCAGCGGAAGCAGCCCCAACTACGGGGAGTTTGAACGCACCAGCGGGGAGTCCGATGGGCGGCGCTTTCCGGGAAATGTGCTGGCGTTCCCCACGGTGACAACAACGGTACATCCCACGCAGAAGCCCGTGGCCCTGTGCGAGTACCTGATCCGCACCTACACACGCCCCGGCGAGGTGGTGGTGGACATCTGCGCTGGCTCCGGCACAACTGCCGTGGCCGCGCTGAACACGGGCCGCCGCTTCGTCTGCTTTGAAACCGCCCCGGCCTTTTACGGCCCCGCCACGGAGCGCATCCGGCGGGCGCGGGAGGCTGTGGCATCTGGCGGGAAAGGAGAATGATGACAGGAACCTACGAAATTATTTACGCCGATCCCCCGTGGCGCTACTCCGCAAAGAAAGTGCAGGGGGCGGCAGAAAACCATTACCCCACCATGAGCATTGATGAATTGTGCGCGCTGCCTGTGGCCGAGCTTGCGGCCAAGGACAGCGCCCTTTTCATGTGGGCCACGTTCCCGCAGCTCCCGGAGGCCCTGCGGCTGATCCGTGCGTGGGGCTTCACCTATAAAAGCGTCGCTTTTGTCTGGCTCAAAAAGAACAAAAAGGCGGATAACTGGTTTTATGGGCTGGGCTTCTGGACGCGGGCCAACGCCGAGGTCTGCCTGCTGGCGACCAAGGGACACCCCAAGCGGCAGGCCGCCGATATTCACCAATTTATCATTTCTCCCATCGAGGCCCACAGCAAAAAGCCGGACGAAACGCGGGACAAGATCGTTGCCCTCATGGGCGACAGGCCCCGCGTGGAGCTGTTCGCACGGCAGACCCCTCCCGGCTGGGACGTGTGGGGCAACGAGGTGGAGCCGACAGCGGGCCTCTGGTCACGGTGGCCAGAAGATAGCGGAAAGGAGGACGTTTCTTGCCCTATGTGAATGTTCCCAACGATCTTTCCAAGATCAAGACGAAAATTGCCTTTAACCTCACCCGCCGCCAGCTTATCTGCTTCGGCGGCGCGGCTGCCGTGGGTATCCCCGTGTATCTGCTGACCCGTCATGCGCTGGGCGGCACTGGAGCGATGTTCCTGATGATCGCGCTCATGCTCCCGGCCTTTTTCATGGCGATGTATGAGCGTGATGGCCTGCCCTTTGAAAAGGTGGCCCGGAATATCATCCGGGCCAAGTTCCTGCGGCCCGGTGTGAGGCCCTATCAGACGCAGAATATCTACGCCCCGTTTGCGGGAAAGGAGGTCACACTTGAGCAAAAGCCCCAAGAAGTCAAAAAGCCTGACGCGGGCCGGTAATCGTCCGGCGACCATATCGGCCCAGCAGACCATTCCCTATGTGCGGATGCTGCCAGACGGCATTTGTCAGCTCCCCGGCGGTGTCTACACAAAAACGCTGGAATATGAGGACATCAACTATTCCGTTGCGTCCGCCGAGGATCAAACGGCCATTTTCGGCGGCTGGAGTTCGTGGCTGAATTATTTTGACAGTTCGCTGCCGTTCCAGCTTTCCTTTGTCAACCGCCGCAGCCGCTCCGGGAGCCGCTACAAGGTGAATATCTCCGAGGCGGATGACCGCTTCAACAGCGTCCGCACGGAATACACGGGGATGCTGAAAAACCAGATCGCCAAAAGCAACAACGGTATCGAACGGGCCAAGTACGTCACCTTTTGCATCCCCGCTGAAAATGTGGCCGCCGCCCGTCCCCGTTTGGAACGTGTAGAGGCGGACGTGATCGGCAACTTTAAGCGGCTGGGGGTGCAGAGCCAGCCCCTTGACGGGCGGGAGCGTCTGGCCCTGCTGCACGGCCAGCTTCACCCCGGCAGCCGGGAGCCGTTCCGCTTCAAGTGGGCGGACATCGCCCATACGGGCATGGGAACGAAAGACTTTATCGTGCCGGACAGCTTTGACTTCCGGCAGAGCCGCTCGTTCCGCGTGGGTCAGACATGGGGCGCGGCGTCCTATTTGCAGATTATGGCGTCGGAGCTGTCGGACAAGCTGCTGTTGGAGATTTTGGAACTGGACGCCGAGCTGACTGTCACCATGCACATTCAGACGGTGGATCAGGTCAAGGCCATTAAAACGGTCAAGGGTAAAATCTCCGACATCGACAAGATGAAAGTGGAGGAGCAGCGCAAGGCTACCCGCGCTGGATATGACCCTGACATTCTTCCGCCCAATCTCGTCACCTTTTCCAAGGATGCCGCCGAGCTGCTGGCCGACCTGCAAAGCCGCAACGAGCGAATGTTCCTCTTGACGTTCCTGATCGTCAACACCGCCCCCACGCGGGAGCGGCTGGAAAACGACATTTTCACCGTGAACGGCATCGCGCAGAAATATAACTGTGCCGTCAAGCGACTGGACTGGCAGCAGGAGCAGGGCTATATGTCCTCGCTGGCCCTCGGCTACAACGGCATTGAAATCCAGCGCGGCATGACCACCAGCTCCACGGCCATCTTCGTCCCCTTTATGACGCGGGAGCTTCGCATGGATGGCCCGTCCCTCTACTACGGCATGAACGCCCTGTCCCATAACGTCATCATGGCTGACCGCAAAAAGCTGAAATCCGCCAACGGCCTTTACCTCGGCTCCACGGGCAGCGGCAAAAGCTTTGCCGCCAAGCGTGAATTGCTGAACGTCTTTCTTGCCATCCCGCAGGATCGCATCATCGTGGTTGACCCGATGGGCGAATATGCCCCGCTGGTGGAGCGGCTGGGCGGTCAGGTCATCGAGATCGCGCCGGACAGCCCCAACCACATTTCCCCGATGGATGTTCAGATGGACATGGGCGGCGGGGACAGCCCCCTGTCCCTGAAAGCGGATTTTCTGCTGTCGCTGTGTGAGCTGGTGGTGGGAGGCCGGGATGGTTTGCAGCCCATCGAGAAAACCGTCATTGACCGCTGTGTGCGTCAGGTGTACCGGGAAATGGCGCTGGGGCTGGAAACGGCCAAAACGCCGCTGCTCCAAGATTTGTATGAGGAGCTGCTGCGCCAGCCGGAGCCGGAGGCCAAGCGGATCGCAACGGCGCTGGAGCTTTACTGCACAGGCTCCCTCAATCTCTTTAACCACCCTACCAACGTCAACCTCAATTCCCGCGTGGTGTGCTTTGTGCTCAAAGGCATGGGCGAAAACCTCCGCAAGATCGCCATGCACATCACCAACGATTTTGTCACTTCTGCGGTGGGAACCAACTTCAAAAACGGCGTGGCGACGTGGTGCTACTTTGATGAGTTCCATATTCTGCTCCGCGATCCGCTGACCGCCAGTTACTTCGTGACCGTCTGGAAGATGCTCCGCAAACAGGGCTGCGTCCCCTCGGCCCTGACGCAGAATGTGAAAGACCTGCTGGCCAGCCGGGAGATCGAGAACATTCTGGACAACACAGATTTTATGATCCTGCTGTCGCAGGCGCAGAGTGACCGCGCCATTCTTGCCAAGCAGATCGGTATTTCAGAGCACCAGCTATCGTATATCACGCAGTCCAACTCCGGCGAGGGCCTGCTGTTCTATGGCAGCGTTACCATCCCGTTTGTTGACCGCTTCCCCCGTGGCGAGATCTACGACCTGCTGACTACCAAGCCGGAGGACGCTGCCAATGGAAAACAGACAGAATAAGCCGCCCAAGGGCGGGGCTGCTTCTGGTCACGGTGGCCAGAAGTTCCATACCGACAGCGAACAGGCCAAGCTCCACAAGTCCAAGCTCCGCATGGAGAGCCGGGAGGAACGGCTGAACAAGGCCCGTGAAAGGCTGGCAAAGCAGAAGCCGCCGAAAAAGCCCGGCCCCATCAAGCGGATCGCCCGGATCGCCGGACATGAAACCCATGCTTTTCTGCATGGAAAGGTGTATCAGGAGGAGCGCGACAATGTAGGTGTGGAGGGCGGTCATTTTGTGGAGCGTTCCGGCGAGGCCGCGCTGCACTATGGGCGGCACAAGGTGCGCAGGGCCATCCGGGAGCACCCGGCCAAGGCTGCCGCCCGTGCGGAGTCCCGGTACATCAAGGCCACGGCGGACTACCATTCCCGCAAGTTTGCACAGGAGCAGCCGGAGGCGCAGAGCGCCGCCGCCCGGTTATGGCACCGCCACAAGCTGAAACGGGAGTATCAGCGCAAGGCGCGGGAAACCGCCAAGCAGACCGCCAAAGCCGCCGAACAAACCGTATCGGCCACAGAGCGGTTTGTCCGGGAAGCGGCGGCGTTCGTCAAGCGGCATCCCGTGGGGACGCTGCTTGCGCTGGGCTGCCTGTTGGTGGTGCTGACCCTGCAATCGTGTATGTCCTCGATGGTGTCCGTGGGAAACAGCACCCTTGCGGCCATCGCCGCCAGCACCTATAAGGCGGAGGACGCGGATATGCTGGGAGCCGAGGCCGCCTACTGCGCTCTGGAGGACGAGCTGCAACGCTACCTCGACACCTACACACGCACCCACGATTATGACGAATACCATTTTGACCTCGACACCATTGAACACGATCCCTATGTGCTGATCTCTATGATCTCCGCACTCCATGAGGGCGCGTGGACGCTGGACGAGGTGCTGGGGACGCTGCAAGACCTCTTTGACCGCCAGTACATTTTGACTGAGGATGTGGTTGTCGAGGTGCGCTACCGCACGGTCACAAGGACGGACAGCGAGGGCAACGACTATGATGTGGAGGTGCCGTACAACTATTACATCTGCTATGTCACGCTGGAAAACTTCAACCTCTCCCACGTCCCGGTTTACATGATGTCCGAGGAGCAGCTTTCCATGTACGCCCTGTATATGTCCACGTTGGGGAACCGCCCCGATCTGTTCCCCGCGTCCGGCTATATCGGGAAATACATCACCAACCGCCCGCCGGAGCATGAAGTCCCGGAGTCCTATCTGGACGATGAAACCTTTGCCGCCATTCTGAAAGAAGCTGAAAAATATCTTGGTTTTCCCTATGTGTGGGGCGGCAGCAGCCCATCCACGTCCTTTGACTGCTCCGGCTTCGTCAGCTATGTCTACAATCAATGCGGCTGGGACTTCGGGCGGCTGGGGGCGCAGGGGCTTTATAACATCTGCTCCCGAACGAGCAGCCCTCGGCCCGGTGATCTGGTGTTCTTTGTCGGCACCTATGACACGGCGGGCATTTCTCATGTGGGCATCTATGTGGGCGACGGCTGGATGCTCCATTGTGGCGACCCCATCAGTTACGCCAACCTCAACAGCAGCTATTGGCAATCCCATCTTTACGCCTACGGGCGACTACCGTAAAGGAGGTTTTTTGATATGGCAATTACGAAAAGCGCAAAAATCGAGGCCGAGATTGAAAAGGTCAAGGCCAAAATTGCCGAGCAGCAGGCACGGCTTAAAGAATTGGAACAGAAGAAGCTGGAGGCGGAAAACAGCGAGATCGTGGAGATCGTGCGCGGCATGAGTATCTCCCTTGCCGATCTGCCGCTGGTGCTCCAGCAGCTCCGGAGCGGCGCTTCTGGTCACGGTGGCCAGAAGCCGACAGAACAGGCGGAGGTGACGGAATGAAAAAACTGCGGCTTTTGCTGATAACGCTTTGTGTGTCCGTCCTCATGGGCAGTATGGCGGTTACGGCCTACGCCGGAGGCGGCGAGGAATGGGACGGGCTTGACCCTGTGGAGCCGCTGCCCACGGAAACCGTTGACCCCGGCGAGGGCTTCACTGAGGACGGCAACCTTGTGACCCGTGACCTGCTCTACGATAAGGCCACCAACAAGCAGTTCATCACGGTGCAGACCAGCGGCGGCAACACCTTTTACATCGTCATTGACTATGACAAGCCCACCGATGAGGACGGCGAGCAGTACCAGACCTACTTTTTGAACATGGTGGACGAGACCGACCTGCTGGCGGCGATGCAGGCGGCGGGCGGTGAGCTGCCGGAGTGTTCGTGCGTGGATAACTGCGCCGTTGGTGCTATCAACGCGGATTGTGCCGTCTGCGCCGTGAACATGAGCGAGTGCCAGGGCAAGGCCCCGGAGCCTGCGCCTGTGGTAGAGCCGGAGCCTGACCCCGAGCCGGAGCAGCCCAAGGCCACGGGCAGCGGCGGTATGCTTCTGCTGGCGCTGGCCGTGGTGGTCATTGGCGGCGGGGCTGGCTGGTACTTCAAAATCTACCGTCCCAAGAAGCAGCGGGCCGCTGAGTCCGAGGCGGACTACGGCGGCGAGTATGACGGTGCAGAGAATTATGACGAAACCGATCCCGAGGATGACGGGCCGCCGTGGGACGAGGACGGTGAAGAATGAGATTTACCAACAGTCCCTATGAGGACTTTATGAAAGAAAAAAGCTACTTCAAGGGCGTTCCGCCCAACCTGCCGCCCAAAGGCTCCCGCTGTGACGGCTGCCCCTACTGGCATGGGATCGGCTGCGTGTTCTGCTACCGGGAGCAGTTTCGGTCAAAGACAGGGGGCAAACATGAGCCGTGAATTGACCCGGCAGGAAAAAACGGCGATTCGTATGCTGGTGATAAGGTGGTGCGCCAACTACGATAAAGACTATGGCTGCCTGCCGCTGGACTGCCCCTGTTATATGCTGGGGAAATGCTGGACGGGCGCATATTGCCGCTATTTCCGTTCTGCGGTGCTGCCCCTTGATCCCGTGCTGGAAAGATCGCTGACAGCGGAGCATATCACGGAAACCCGCTCTTGCCCCATCTGCGGCAGGGTCTTTCTCCCGGACGGGCGGCAGCGGTATTGTTCCAAAGCCTGCGCCCATGATGCAAGGCGGCAGAAGCAGCGCGGCTATATGCGGAAATACCGGGGGTAGGCCGTGAGCATTTGACCCCGGAAAACTCCGTTGATTACAGGGCTTTCCGGGGCTGCTTCATGGGCGGGGCGTATGATTTCATAGCCCCGCCCGGTTTTGCAGAAATATTGCTAACATTTTGGAAAGGAGGACGTATGGACAAAAACCAAGGCTATGAGATCATCAAGGCCGTCATGCTGGAAAACGGCAGGGGCTTTGCACTGGGGTATCATCCAACTGCGCCCTCGCCCTATGTCACATGGGCTTGCTATGATGACAAGGACGGCCAGCGGCAGTATGAATGGGGGCATTATGGCAGCGACCGTGCCGCTCTGGAACAGGACTTTGCGGCGCGGGTGCAGGAATACCAGCGTCTTTACAATGTCGGCGTCAAGCAGACCGAGGCTCCCGGCCTTTACAAGTATTACTCCACCCAGCGTCCCGTGGACATTGGGACATTCCCCAAGCCGCACCGCAACGCCCCGGATGAGATCGTCAACTACGATCAGCGTGTCCCGGTTGAAAATGGGGCATTTATGGCGTGGGGGTATTTGACCTACACACGGCCATTGACTAAACGGCAGGCATCTGACTATGAGCTGCGGCCTGCACCTGACAATCCCGACAGGCCCCGTTCGATCCGGGAGCAGATGAAAACCGCCGCAAAACAGGCCGAGGCTGACCGTGGGCAAACCGCCCCAAAGAAAAATGCCCCTGACCGGGGCGAGAGATAGGAGGACATTCATGGAGCAGGAACGCAATCCCAACAAGAACGCCGAGCTTTCGATGGAGCAGAATTATAATCAGATCGACGGCATCATCAACAATCTGCCTGCGCCGCCCCCAGAGGATAAGCCGCTGGACAAGGTGCGGGAACACCCGCCCAAGCGCCGCAGCCGGGAGCGTGAGGAAAGGTGACGAAAAAGCGTGTCCGCAGCGTCCCCATCTATGTGTGGGTACGGCCTGACGAGCTGGAGGTTATTCGGGAGCGCATGGCCGAGGCGGGCATCCGCAACATGAGCGCCTATATCCGAAAAATGGCGCTGGGCGGCTATGTGCTCCACGTTGACCTTGAACCCGTCAAGGAGCTTGTGTCCCTCCAGCGGCGCTGTGCAAACAATCTTAATCAGGCGGCCATCCATGCCAACAGCTACGGCGGCCTGTACCCGGACGAGTTGAAGCGTCTGCAAAAGGACTACGCCGACCTGTGGGAGCCGCTGTCTGATCTGCTGGCCCAGCTCTCCGCCATTGTAACGATGTGACACAGGGGGAACGGCCCCGCGCCGTTCCCCGGCTGTCCGCACCTCTGGTCATCGTGACCAGAAGTGCGGAGGGCCGGGACATCCTTGAGTGCCGATTTTTTCAGAGTTATAATAGACATATACAGGAAAAAGGAGGAACCCCCTATGCGGATCATATTCAAAATTCTTGCCGCTCCCTTTGTGCTGGTGCTGACCCTGCTTGTGGCCGTGCTTTCGTTCCTGCTGAGTCTTTCCGCTGGCTTGCTTTCCATCCTCGCGTCGGTGCTGGGGCTGCTGAGTGTCCTGATGCTGTTTGTGGAGAAAGACATTCCCACGGGGATTGCGGGGCTGCTGATGGCGTTTGCTATTTCGCCCTTTGGCCTGCCCGCGCTGGCCGGTTGGCTGCTTGCCAAGCTGGACGAGCTGAACGGCTCCCTGCGGGGCTTCATCACAAGCTGAGTTCTGGTCACGGTGGCCAGAAGATGCAGAAAACGGCGGCTGATCCCAGCCGCCGTTTGTCGTATGGAAAGGAGGACTGCCTACGGCCACAACTTACCTCAAATCCCACAAGCGGGCCGATAAGCGGACGGCCCTGCAAAGTCTGAAAGACCGCTTTGACTATGGCCTGAACCCGGAGAAGCTGGGGGCCGTTTCCTCCCACCTCTGCGATCCGGCCACGGCACACGCCGAGTTCATGCTGGTCAAAAATCAGTATCAGGGGGAAACTGACCGCAGGGCCGGACACGGGGCGTTGTGCTACCAGATCCGGCAGGCGTTCCCTCACGGCGAGGTGACGGCGGAGGAGGCCAACCGCATCGGCTATGAAACGGCGATGCGCTGGACAAAGGGCAAGTATCAATTCTTCGTCTGTACCCATATAGACAAAGAGCATATTCATAATCACATCTACTACAATTCCACCGCCTATGACCGCTCCCGGAAGTTCCGCAACTTCATCGGCTCCTCGTTCGCCCTGCGGCGGCTGTCTGACCGGGTATGTCTGGAGCACGATCTGTCCGTGATCGTAAATCCCAAGCTCCACAGCAAGGGGCGGTATCTGCACTACGGTCAATGGCTGGGGGACAATCAAAAGCTCTCACAGAAAGAACAGATCCGCCTTGCCATTGACGCGGCCCTGACGGAGCGCCCCAAGGACTTTGCAGACTTTCTCCGGCGCATGGAAACGGCAGGCATACAGGTCAAGCACGGGCGCAGCGGCGTGATCTCATTCCTTGTGCCAGGACAACAGCGGGCGGCCCGTTTCCGGGCGGCCACGCTGGGGGACGGCTACGGCCCCGAGGACGTGCAGGCCGTCATTGACGGCAAGGCTCCCACACGAACGGCCACGGCGCGGAAAGCGCCCGCACCCCGCCGTGTTAATCTTCTGATCGACATTCAGGAGCGGATGCGTCAGGGCAAAGGCCCCGCCTATGAACGCTGGGCCAAGGTGTATAACCTTAAACAGATGGCGGCTGCGCTGCAATATCTGAAAGAGCACCAGCTATTTGAATATGACGATCTGGCTGCAAAGACCGATGCCGCCACAGAGCGTTTTCACACGCTGGCCGGGGACATTCAGCAGACCGAGGCCGAACTTTCCCATGTGTCCGATCTGATGGCCGCCGTAGTGCAGTACGCAAAGACCCGCCCTGTGTTCGATGGGTATAAGGCCGCAAAGTACAGCCAGAAATATCTTGCCGAGCATGAGGCGGAGCTGGCCGACTACCGGGCGGCCAAGGCGACAATGGCCGAGCTGCTGGGCGGCGAGAAGCTCCCCAAAATGGACGTACTAAAAGAAAAACGCCGCCAACTGGCAGCGCGGAAAAAAGCTCTTTATTTGGAATACCGCAAGGCTCAACAGGATATGCGGGAGCTGGTAGCGGTCAAGGGCAGCGTGGATCACCTGCGCGGGCTGACGGACAACCAGCGCAATAAGGAGCAGGCCCGTTAGGGACGGCGACGCAGACAATGTTTCTTCTGGTCACGGTGTCCAGAAGTCCAGCGGGTTTGGGGGCACCCCAACAAGCATTTCCGCAGCGCGGAAATTGCAAGTGTCAATACACTTGCCTTGCTTGCCGCTAACGCGCTCCCCCGGAACCCCCGCGAAAAACGGAGGCAGCGCCGTTTCTTACGCTTCCTCCGTTCCACGGTTTTCTATGATTGCATTGATAATACCCTCGACGAGCCGCAGCTCGCTTTCATTGAGGGAATTAAGCTGAATGTTGATACGCTTCTTTGCGGCTTCATCGGCTCCCATGTCGGGATAAAAGTATTCGTCCACGGAGATACCGAACATTGTTACCATTTGGTAAAAGGCGTTTAGGCTCGGATGCTGTCCGTCATTTTCGTGATACATAATGGTACGCGGATCGCGGTCAACAATGTATCCTAATTGCTCCTGCGTCATGCCCTCACGCTCACGGGCTTTCTTGATAGCAAGTCCGATCCCGTGAAAGTCAAATTTGCGTTCGTCACGTTCAATTTTCATAGCATCACCACCTAATGTAATTTTACATTTCATGTGGCAACATTTGAACGGCGTCAAATTTCATTTCACTGCATATTTAATTTCGTGCTAAGAGAATTGATGACGCTGAAAATGTGATGTAAAATGTACTTATAATTAAATTTGTCCCGAAGATCAGAAGTTGGTATCTAAAATAAAATCAGAAATATTGTGAGGTTTCTGTGACATTTGGGTGCTACACTGAAAATGAAGGAGTGTGATACCATGCGAATTTTAGTAGTCGAGGATGATCGACTTTTGAATCATACTTTATGCTATAACTTGAATACTGCGGGCTATACGGTTGATTCTGCACTGACAAAATCAGTGGCCGGTAGTTTCTTGACGAAGCAGGACTATGACCTGATTGTGCTGGATGTAAATTTGCCGGACGGGAACGGTTTTGACTTCTGCCGGGAGGTAAAAGAGCGCCGCCCTGATACCGCTATTATCTTTCTGACCGCAAATGATATGGAAAGCGATATGCTCAAAGGGTATGAACTGGGCGCAGAGGATTATGTGACAAAACCTTTCCCTATGAGCGTCTTTCAAAAGAAACTGGCGGTGGTGCTGGGGCGGCTGACAAAACAATATGGTGGTGATACTTATGAGGATGGCACACTGACCATCAATTTTTCAGAGATGAGTGCTGCCCTGTCAGGAAAGCCACTTACATTCACCCCACTGGAATATCGACTTTTGAAAATCCTGATGAAAAATCCACAGATCGTTTTGACGCGGCAAGTCTTGTTGGAAAAACTGTGGGACGCAGACGGAAATTTTGTGGATGAACACGCTCTGACTGCGGCTATCAGCCGGGTACGAAACAAAATCGAAACACTCGACCGTCAGTACATCAAAACGGTATATGGTATGGGCTATATGTGGATCGGAGGGGCGCTGAAATGAATGTTCGAAAACTTTCCGTCAACAAAGCCTGTATCTTTTTAGCTGTTCTCCTGCTGGCGGCAATGGTGACGGTTTCAGTGGCTTTATATGCGTTGACCCAAGATATAACCGCTGTTTGGTATGTACTATTGTTCGGCATCTTTGTGCTGTTTTGTTCTATTTGTTTTATGGTGCTGGTTCACCGCAAATTGGCGATGTTCTCCGATGCTTTTTGCAGTTTGATGGATGATATGTTGTCCGGGAATATGCAGCCGAAACAGACTGTGGAAGAAGAAAGTCTTTTCTATAAAATTGAATATCGGTTGAACCGTTTGTATGAAGTCATGCAGGAAAACAAGAACAGCATTGCACAAGAGCGGGCTGACTTGCAAGAACTTATTTCTGATATTTCCCATCAGGTCAAGACCCCGATTGCGAACTTGAAAGTGATTAACAGCACCCTGCTTGAAAATGAAGTCCCGGTGCAAAAGCAAAAAGAGTTTCTTACAGCACAGGCCACCCAACTTGATAAACTGGATTTTCTCATGCAGGCTATGATTAAAACCTCGCGTCTGGAAACAGGTGTCATTTCTCTGGAAAAGAAAAGCCAGCCGCTTTATGACACGCTTGCCGCCGCATTGGGAGGTATCCTTCTGAACGCCGAGAAAAAACAGATCAATGTTCAAGTGGACTGCCCGGAGAGCTTGATCGTTTCTCATGACAGAAAATGGACAGGTGAAGCGCTGTTCAACATTTTGGATAATGCGGTGAAATATACGCCGGAGGGCGGTCAAATCCGTGTTTCGGTTGAAAGTTGGGAAATGTATGTGAAAATTGACATTACTGATACAGGCATTGGCATCTCAGAACAGCATCAGGGGGCAATTTTCAAGCGGTTCTATCGGGAGGACATCGTACATGATGTAGATGGAATTGGTATTGGTCTGTATCTGGCTCGTGAGATCGTAACCTTGCAAGGCGGTTATATTCGGGTAACATCCGAGGTTGGGAAGGGGTCAACCTTTTCTGTTTTCCTGCTTCGAGAACAGAGTAAGTACGCCGAAGAATAAATGTCACAGGCTTATGACATTTAGAACCGAATTGTCCAAAAATAATTTATAGCTCGTGACATTCCTGTGAGGTTTACCTTTTATGATAGAGCCATCAAAAAGAAAGGGTGGTGTTCTATATGAACATATTACAAACGACAGATTTGAAGAAATATTACGGCACCGAACCGAACATTACAAAAGCATTGGATGGCGTGACCCTATCCATTGAGGAAGGTGAATTTGTTGCCATTGTTGGTACTTCCGGCAGCGGTAAGTCTACTTTGCTGAACATGATGGGCGGGTTAGATACGCCAACTTCCGGCAGTATTAAAGTAAAAGGGAAAGAATTATCGAAACTCAAGGATGAACAGCTTACCATCTTCCGCAGACGTAACATCGGGTTTATCTTTCAGAATTACAATCTTGTTCCTGTGCTGAATGTCTATGAAAATATTGTCCTGCCGGTGGAGCTGGACGGTGATACCGTTGATAAACGATTCATGGACGAAGTTGTGAAAATGCTGGCGCTGGATGGAAAGCTGAACAGTATGCCTAACAATCTGTCCGGCGGCCAGCAGCAGCGTGTAGCGATTGCCCGCGCCCTTGTTTCCAAACCAGCTATTATACTTGCAGATGAACCGACAGGCAATTTGGATAGCCGGACAAGTAGTGATGTTCTTGGTTTGCTGAAAGTTACAAGTCAGAAGTTCCATCAAACGCTTGTAATGATTACCCATAACAATGAAATTGCCCAGCTTGCCGACCGAATTATCCGTATTGAGGACGGAAAAATCGCACAGTGACAGGGGGTGACATTGATGGATGATATTTTATTTGGGAACAATAATCAGGCAACAATCAATCGTCTTGCCAAAAGAAGCTACCGCGCTAATAAGCAGAGAAATGTTTTCGTTACCATCGCATTATTCTTGACCGCCTTTATGATTACATCTGTGTTTAGTTTGGGGTGCAGTTATTTTGAAACCTATCAAATGCAGCAAATTCGTGCGATGGGCACGACTGCGGATGTGGCAATTACAAGCCTCTCAGAAGAACAATATGAAGAATTGAGCCGATCCAGCTTGGTATCCGTAGTTGGTGTCAGTCAGAGATTGGGCAGCATTGATACATCTGGAATGGACGATGCCCTGCTGAGTATTACTTGGATAGACGAAACAGAATGGCAAGAACACCGTGTACCAACAATTTCGGATATACACGGAGATTATCCGCAAGCAAAAAATGAAATTATGCTCCCTACATGGGCTTTGCGTGCAATGGGGATTGATGATCCACAGATAGGGATGATTATTTCCCTTTCCTATCAGCTCGGAACAGATTATCAATACAGCTCCGATGAATTTGTTTTGTCAGGCTATTACACAGATTATTCGGCTTCGCGTGCAGGCAACCGTGGTGCTGCTTATGTTTCGGAGCTTTTTGCAACACAAACAGGGCTTCCCTTTGATAGTGTGTCTACCGCAATGATTTCTTTTTCTGATGACAGTAATGCCCTGCGATCCTGTGAAAAACTAAAACGGAAGATTTCGTTTACAGAAAGTCAGTCCTTTGAAATTGTACCTATTGCTCAGAGTAATTCCACCACCATTGTTCTTCCACTGGCTGCTATTATCGTCTTTATCATTATCAGCGGCTATTTGCTGATTTATAACATTCTGTATATCTCAATTTCAAGAGATACACAATTCTATGGACAGCTTAAAACGATAGGCACGACAAAAAGACAAATCAAGCGAATCGTGCGTTCTCAAATATTCAGAACGGCGGTGATCGGTATTCCCAGCGGCCTGATTGTCGGTGGTATTGTTTCGCTTGGACTTGTTCCGTTTGCCATGAATATAATGTACTCAGGCGATACAGACCTTGGGGAGATAGTGTCCTTTTCCCCCATTATTTTTGCGGGTGCCGCAATCTTCACATTTTTTACTGCAATCATCGGCAGCATGAAACCAGCGAAAATAGCTGCAAGTATTTCTCCTGTTGCGGCTTCACGCTATACGGAGGCAAATACAAGGAGTTACCGAGATCATAAGAGCCATAGAACAAAATTATCCCGGATGGCACGAGATAATATTTTTAGAAACCCTAAAAGCGCTTTCCTTACTTTTGCGTCCTTATTTTTAGGCTTAATATTGTTTTTGGTTTCTGCTGGTCTACTATCAAGCCTAAGTCCCGACAATTTTGTAAATCAATGGGGAGAAAGTGATTTCGCATTGACTTACAGCATTTCCGAAGAAGGAAACCTGCTCTCTGATGAAATGTTGCAGCAAATTGAAACAATGCAGGGAATTGAAAATCTGCGCGTCACTTATTCTGCTTCACCGTGGCCCACTATGGATGTCATTTACGACGAAAATGTATTCGGGAAATATATTGATTCCTTGGATGGCGTATCAGGTCTTGATTTTTCAAATGCGGAAACACGAAAAAACTATACAGATAATTTTTGGAGCGGCGTTTACGGAATAGATTCCAGATATATCGAAGAACTTAATAAAACGCTTGATAAGCCTATTGACTTAACCGCCTTTGAAAAGGGAGAGTTGGTGGTTTTGTCCGCTATGACGGATGATGAGGGAAACCTATTGATTCAGCCAGGGCAAGCAATCACCGTTGTCGGTGAGTCCGGGGAACAGGTCTTTACAGTGGCAACTGGCTTTCTGGACGCTGATTTTCAGAGTGGTCGAGGAAATGAGAGAGGTACTGCCCCTGATTTGTATATCAGTGAGCAGGCATTAGAGAAGTTGTCTGGAGAAACTAAAATCTTTCGGATTGCTTTTGATACTATTGATAGCAGTTATGATAAAGGGATTATGGAGCAGCTTCAATCCATTACTGCTTCGTCACCGGGCATTACGATTCTGTCACGATATGAAAAGCAGCAAGAAATGGCCGGATATTTGCTGACCTCAAGGATTATAGCCGCAGGGTTGTCCACTGTATTTTTGCTGATAGGAATTATGAATTTCATTAACACAATGGTTGTTAGTGTAAATACTCGGAAACATGAATTTGCCACACTTGAAAGTATAGGAATGACGAAAAAGCAAATTAGAAATGTATTGCTTTGGGAAGGCGGGTATTATTGGAGTATTTCTTTCCTACTGCTTGCCACACTGGGAACAGCGATATATATTCCGATATACTCAGCCTTTAGAAAAATGGTTCCTTATGCAGCTTTTCACTATCCTGTATTTTCTCTGTTGGTTGTCGCAGCTATTGTTTTACTGGTCTGCTTGGCAACTCCCGTCATAACTTTCATGCAAAATGTTAAGCAAAGCGTTGTAGAGAGACTGCGGCAGAATTAAATATTTGCGATGAAAACCGGGAGATTATTCTCCCGGTTTTTCAAATCTCACAGGTTCGTGAGATTTCAGCCCATTATTCTGTCGAAACAGCGTGTGTCGGTGACATTTCTGTGAGGATTGCTTGTTAAGATAAACGCAAAAGGAACAAGCTGCCGCACGACGGCAAAAGAAAAAAAGCCGTCGTACAGCAGCCTATCAACACGCCCATTTGAAGCGGCGGCTTTGATTTTCAGAGCCGCCGTTTCTTTGCGTCTACACAAACCAATGACGACTTGCAGGGGCACGGTAGCCGATTGGAGGTTATTTTGCCGTGTCCATTTTATTATTTCATTGTTCGCGTGATCTGCACCAGCTAAAAAAAGCGTAGCTCCTCCATCGGAGCAGTCCGGCTTTGAAAGTGAAATTAAACATCATGTAACAAGATATTCATTTGCTTGCGTCCGCATAGTGTCATGCTGTGCGGGCGTTTTTATATGCCCCTGCTTCTGGTCACGGTGGCCAGAGGCTCCAAGGTGCCGCGGGCCGCCTGTTCTCCATTTCAATCCACACTCACCAACCACCTTTTGAAATGGAGGACAATTATGACGACTATCAACCTGAAACGGTATTACCCCTATATGACCGAAAATGTGATACTGGAAGTTTCGGACGAGATCGCCGCCGCCCTCTCGATGGGAGGCCGTCTATGCGACAGCTACAAGCGGCAGAAGCGCAGAAATGGCGAGTGCTCGCTGGACACCGATCCCGGCTTTGAGGCCGACGTGCTCCGCCAGCCCCTGACCCCGGACGAGTACATTGAGGCGCGGGAAACCACCTTTGCCCTCTATGACGCGCTGGCCCAGCTCCCGCCCACGCAGGCCCGGCGTGTGTACCAGCACTATCTTCTCGGCATGAGCAAGGCCGAAATCGCGGCAGCCGAGGGCGTTGGCCGGAGCCGCATCTGCTGCTCCGTTGAGCGTGGGCTGGCCGCTATGAAAAATAATTTGAAAAAATCTCTGTAAGCGGGAGTACATTTGCCCCCGAAACCTCCTGATAGGTGAGAGGAGTTTTCTTCCTCGCCTTGAAAACTGAATAGACAGTATTCCCGATACGAAATCCGCGTGATAGCGACGTAAGGTGCGCCGCCACGACAGCCAGTTCAGGAGGTGATGGACAAGCTGGCCGAGCGATCAACGCAGCCTTTGACCCGGTGCTGGCAAACCGGGCGCGAGGACAGCGCGGAGGATAATGAAACTTGCTCACGCCCTCCCACAGACTTGAGGGGGAGTTCCTGCGGTATGCGCCAGCCCTCCACGGGCAGCGATGCTGTGGGGCTATGCAGCCGAAGCCATCGGCGGTCTGGAATACTCCCCGTGCTGGGGATGCGTGGCAAATACGGCACACAACAATCATACAGGGAGCCGTCAAACCGGGTCTTTCTGTCTTATGACAGCCCAAACCATTTCGGCGCGGCGGCTCCCTCTTTTGTGGATTGAAACGGAAAACAACTGTCCCGCTGCTTCTGGTCATCGTGGCCAGAGGTGGGGCAAGGTCAAAGGACGGCGCTTTTGTGCCGTCCTTTCACGTTTCCCCACGGACAACGGGAAACCATCAAATCTATTCACACCGCTGATTGTTATAGGAGGTTTTCAGATGACGGAGGCAAGAGTCGGCTATCACAAGGAAGTCAAAACTGCGTCTTTTCAGGGCAAATCCATCACCGTGGAAAACCTGACCCCGATGCTCTCTCCCCGAGCACGGGATAAGCGCAAGCGTGAAATTGAAAGCTGTCTGTATGAGGTCTTTGTGAAGTATGCGCCGGGACGGGCGCAGATGCACTAATGCGGGACATCCTTGAGATACGGGGCTGCCAGAGGTATAATATAGGTGTAAGGTTTGGTAGCTCCTACACGGAAAGGAGCACCAAATGATTATTCGTGAAGATGCCATTTATGGCAGACAGTCCGTTGACCGCAAGGACAGTATCAGCATTGAAAGCCAGATCGAGTTTTGCAAGTATGAATTGAGAGGAGGCAATTTCCGCAAGTACACAGACAAGGGTTATTCCGGCAAGAATACCGATAGACCCAAGTTCCAAGAAATGATGGCCGATATTCGCCGGGGCCTGATCAAGCGCGTGGTGGTCTACAAGCTGGATCGTATCAGCCGTTCCATTCTGGACTTCGCAACCATGATGGAAACTTTTCAGGAATACAATGTCGAGTTCGTTTCTTCCACGGAAAAGTTTGACACGTCCACCCCGATGGGGCGGGCCATGCTGAATATCTGCATCGTGTTCGCCCAGCTCGAACGTGAAACCATCCAGAAGCGCGTGACCGATGCCTACTATTCCCGCTGCCAGCACGGTTTTCACATGAGCGGCGCGGCCCCCTACGGCTTCCAACTGGAGCCGACCACCATTGAGGGCATCCGCACAAAAATGATGAAGCCTGACCCGGAAACGGCAGATATTGCAAAGCTGATGTTTGAAATGTACTCTCAGCCCGGAATTTCTTTCGGGGACATTGCCCGTTACTTTGCCGACGAGGGCATCCTGATCTACGGCAAGGAAATGAAACGGGGCTTTATCTCCCAACTTTTGAGAAACCCCATTTACGCACAGGCTGACCTCGATATGTACGAGTTCTTCAAAAGCCAGGGTACGGTGGTAGTCAATGAAGCCACAGATTTTGCCGGGACAAACGGCTGCTATCTCTATCAGGGCCGGGACGTGCAAGAAAGAAAAAACAAGCACCTGAAAGATCAGATACTTGTTCTGGCTCCCAGCGAGGGGCTGGTATCGTCTGATACATGGCTGCGCTGCCGGAAAAAGCTCATGGCAAACAAGACGTTCCAAGGCGGGCGCAAGGCAAAGAACACATGGCTTGCCGGAAAGGTCAAGTGTGGCCGCTGCGGGTACGCGCTTATGAGCGTCGGCAATCCAACAGGTGTTCAGTATCTCCGCTGCTCCAAGCGGGCTGACAGTAAAAGCTGTGACGGCTGCGGGACGCTCCGCACACGGGAATTTGAAAGGTTTCTGTACGGCGAGATGGTCAAGAAGCTGTCTGAGTTCCAGACGCTGACGGCAAAGCGAGAAACGGTCAATCCCAAATTGACCGCGCTGAACATGGAGCTTGCCCGCGTGGAGGACGAGATTGAAAAGCTGCTGAATACTTTGACCGGGGCTAATGCGGTGCTGCTGTCCTATGCCAACAGCAAAATCGAGGAGCTGGACACACGCCGCCAAGCCCTGACAAAAGAGATCTCGGCGCTGTCAGCGGAAACCATGTCCCCGGAACAGATTGAGCGGTTGTCGGTCTACCTGAACCAATGGGAAGAAATTGACTTCGAGGACAGGCGGCAGGTTGCCGACGGCCTGATCTCACAGATCCGCGCAACCGACGAACACGTTTCGATTGAGTGGAAAATT